ACGCATCGTGCGGCATGATCGCCTCGCCGCCGCGCAGGCGCATGAGTTCCGGGCCGCGCTCGCCCACCCACGCCCAGCCGGCCGGCGCCGAAGGCGTGCCGGTGGCGAAGCCGGGCACGCCGCCGCCATCGCTGCCGCCGCCGCCGAGCATCCCGCCGGCCAGCCCGCCGATCCCGCCCAGGCTGGCGCCGGCGCCGCCGGCGGCGACGCGGATCGCCGCCTCAAAGGACCGCGCCCAATCGGGGTGCGCGCCCATGAAGGCGAGGAGGCCGCCGGCGCCGAAGTCGCCGGAATACCCCATGGCGCGCGCCACGGCGTTGCGCCGCGCCTGGGACACCGAGACGCCGCCGATCGACAGCATGACGTCCGCGCGGCCGCCGTCGGAGAGCGCGCCCTCCGGGGCGGTGAGGGCGCGCGCCAGCGCCGTGGGCTGGGTGTTGGCAACCACCGCCTCAAGGGCGGTGAGCGCGTCCGTCCGCAGCGTGCCGATCGCCGCGACGATCGGGCTCGCCACCGGGTTTTCCGTGGTCGCGGCGAGGCGGGTGAGCGCGTTGCCGACGGTGGTGGAGAGCACGCCGTGCACCGCCGAGAGCCCCTCGGACAGCGTGCCGTCGGCCTTGGCGATGTCCTTGAACGCGGTGATCTCCGCGCCGCGCGCGGCGGTGATCGCCGTGTTCAGCTCGGCGAGCCGGGAGGCGGAGAGCTTGGTCGCCGTCGCGGTGACCTGGGCTGGCGTCTCGCCCGCCTCGATCTTGTCGGCGAAGGTCTCGAGCGCCCCGGTGACGGCCGTGTAGTCCGCCACATACCCCGCGCTCGAGGCGTACACCCCCTGCGACGCCTTGAGGAAGGTGGAGGCCAGTTCGGTGAGGCGGCCGATCGCGTTGGCGTCGCCCTTGCCGGCGTCGGCGAGCGCCGTCTCGAACGCCGCCTTCGCCTCGGCGCGCTGCGCGTCCGGCGCCAGAACCGACAGCTCCCCCGTCTTGATGTCCGTGAGGTAGTTGCGGATCGACACGCCCAGGCCGGTCATGGCGGCGGCGGTCTCCTCGGCCTTGGCGGCGGTGCTGGCGTACGCCTCGCCCAGCTCGCCGAGGAGGGTGGTGTATTGCTCGGCGCTCATGCGGTCCCGGTCGAGCGCCACGGTGAGCCGGAGCGCGGCGCCGGCGTAGTCATCCGCCGTGGCGGTGCCGGCGCGCGCGGCGGCGACGAAGCCGTTTAAACGCCCCACGAGGTCGGGGAACTCCTCCGGGTTCAGCCCCGCCGACAGCATGGCGTGGCCGAAGCCGGGGGCGCCGCCGCCGAGGGTGGCGCGCACGCCGAGGAGGCCGGTGCGCTTGGCGTCGGCGGTGGCGCCCCGCGCCTGGGCGGCGCTGCGCAGCGCCTCGGCGCCGGTCTTGAACCGCGCGGTGACGTAATCGACCAACGCCCCATACTGCGTGGCGTCGATCCGGCTGGCGTTGAACGCGCGGCCGAGGCGCTCGATCGTGCCGGCGAGGTAGGCGCCGGAGGCGGTGCCGGCGCCGGCGGCGGCGGAGAACGCCGTGAGGTCGGCGGTGAGGGCGGGGCGCTCGCCGGGGTCGATCCCGGCGCCGAGCATGGCGATCCGCGCCCCGCTCACCGTGCCGCCAAGGGTGCCGTAGGCCCTGGACACGGCGGACACCGGCGTCAGCGCGAGGGCACGGTGCGCCGCCAACGCCTCCTGGGCGACACCGCCAAAGAGCTGCACCCCGGCGGCCGCGGCCTCCGCCGCCTTGGCGGCGGCGGTGCGGTAGCTCTCGGTGAGAGCCCCGAGCGTGGCGTTGTACTGATCGGCGGACACGACCCCGGCGCGCAAGGCGGCGTCGAGGGTGGCGAGCACGCCGCGCAGCGCCGCGGCCGAGACCTCGCCGGCGCCGAGCTGATCCCACACCGACGCCACCGCGGCCGCCACCCCGCTCGCCAGCGGCGCGGCGTCGGCGTCGAGGCCGAGGTTGAGCAACAGGTCGGTGGAGGAGACGCGATAGCCGCCGTCGATCGCCGTCTCCACCGCCGCCCGGCCGCCGCGCGTCACCCCGCTCACCATGCGGTCGTAATCGGCAATCATCTTGTCGGTGTACTCGCGCACCAGACGCGCCTGCTCGGCGACGCTGTAGCCGAGCGCTTCCATGGTCGGCCGGAAGGCTTCGAGGTTGATCTCCGCTTGCTTGGTGACGGCGGCGACGCCGCGCAGGCTGTCAAACGTCTTGCCGAGGCCGAGCTGCGCCTCAAAGACCGTGCGCAACTTCGGCAGCGCCTCGGCCTCCGTCGCCAAGCCGAGATCGAGCACCCGCGCCTTGAGGTCCACGAACTGTTCTTTGAACGCCGCGCCGGCGTCTTTCGCCGCCGCGGTCATATCCTTGATCTGTTCGCTGAACGGGTTGTACCCCTCAGCGGTGTATTTCATGATGCCGGACCATTGGACGCCGGCGCCAATGTCCTTGACCGCTTCCTCCGCCGTGGTCGCCTTGGTGTTGCGGATCGCCTGCCGGACGAACTTATCGCCGTGCAGATAGGGGATGCCGGGCGCGATCTCCTGCACCGCGTCGGCGATGGTGCGGGTCACCTCCCGGAAACGTTCGACCAACATCGTGGTCTTGGTGACCATGCCCTCACTGTCACCGCCGATGGTCTCGACTTCATCAAACCCGTCCGAGACGCGCTCGGTGATCGTCTTGGTTGCCTTGCCGCCCTTGCCCGGCGTGAAGTCGGCCGGGGTGTTCGCCTCCATATACTTGAGGGCGTCGATCATCATCTTGCCGGCGTCGGCGCTGTGCGAGACCACCGGCCCATCCCAGCCGCCCAGCTTCAATTGTGGCCCGGTGTTGGTGGCGTTCTCGGTGCCGACGAACAGCCCGCCGCCGGTCAGCGTCAGGCCGGAGCCGCGGACGATCTCGTGAATGCTTTGCGTGATGCCGGTGGCGGCCGACTTCATGCCGTCAACGTTGGTGCCCTTCTTGCCGCCGGCGCCCTCGTTGTAGATCTGCCCGGTCGTCACGTCGGAGAGGTTCCAGGCGCCGGAATACTGCGTGGAGGGCTTGCCCGAGGCGCCCATGATCGCGGTCACCGCCGCCAGAATGGCGGCGGCGATCCAGCCGTAGACGGGGATCGCCGAGAGCGCCGCCGTCGCGCCGGCCATGCCGCTCACCCCCGCCGCGCTCGCCGCCGCGCCCATGCCCATAGCGCCCATGGCCGCGGTGCCCGCCGCCATGGAGCCGACGCCGAGCACCGCGCCGGACACGCCAGCCCCCACCCGCGAGCCGTTCATGAACCGGTTGGAGAGAGCGGCGCCGCCCATGCCGCCGAGCATGCCGTAGGGCGCGGCGTAGCCGATCGCCCCCGCGGCGCTGGTGAAGGCTTGACCGCTCTGGGTCAACGTCATGCCGTTGGTGATCTGCGCGGCCCCGATGGTGTCCACATAGCCGGCCGCAATGCCCGTGCCGGGGGCCACCGCGTTTGAGGACAGGCCGAGGCTGTACCCCAGGGACGAGGTGGCGAAGCCGTTGGCCGCGGTGCCCAAGGTGTTGGTGCCGGTGAGCGCGTTGTAGCCCTGTTGACCGGCTTGCAGGATCTGCCCGTAATTGGCGCCGCCCCCGCCCGCCGCCGCCCCCGCGGCGCCGGCGTTGCCGCCGCTGAAGGCGTCCCACAGCGTCGGCGCGTTGGAGCCAAGGACGGCGTTGCGCAACGGGTTGATCGCGCCCAGGCGGAACAGATCGGCGGCGATCGAGGCGATCACCCCCTTGACGACGTTGCCCCACTTGACCGCCTTGCCCTCGCCCTGCACGAACGCCTGGGTGATCGCGTCGCCCACCCGGTCAAACGCCTGATCGAGCACGCGCCCGACCTCGGCATAGGCCGCCTGGGCACGCTCGGTCTCGCTCCTTTGAACGGCCAGCGCGTCGGCGTTGGCGAGGATCTGCTTCCCCTCCTCCGAGGTCTCCGACACGCCGCGGCGGAGGAGGTCCTGCTTCGCCTTGAGCACCGCCAGTTCCCGCGCGCGGGTCTCGGCGGTGGCGCCGACAAGCCGGCGCTCGGTCTCGAGGGTGGCGCGCTCCTCCGCCTGGGATTGCAGCATGCCGGCGGCGGCCGCCTTGCGCTGCGCCGCGTCCTCGCGCTCGATCGCCGCCGTCTTGCGCTCGATCACCGCGATCAGGCGCTCTTTCACCTCCCCCTCGGCGGTCTCGAGAGCGGTGGTCTCCTCGAGCGTCGCCGCGCGCACCCGCTCGGCCAGCTCGGCGGCGCGCTGCGCCTCGGTGCCGCGCAGCGCCGCCGCCGCAAGGCGCTCCTGGGCTTCGGCCGCGAGCGTGAGGCCGTGCGCCTGTTGACCGCCGGCCTCCACCGCCTTGGCGGCGCGCTCGGTGAGGATCTCCTGGGCGCGCGCCGCCGCGTCCACGCCGCTGGTGAGCGCCTCGAGCGCGGCTTGCCGCTCGGCGTCGGCGCGCGCCGCGGCGGCGGCCGAGGTGAGCCACGCCGCACCGACGGCGAGGGCGCCGCGCGCCTGCACCGAGAGCTGGGCCGACTGATCGGCGATCGCCGCGCCCAGCTCCCGGCGGGCGCGCGTCTCGGCGATCGCCGCCGCCTCGTTGCGCGCGGCGAGGCTCTCGCCGCGGCGGAAGCTGTCCTCCCACGCCTGGGCGCCGGCCATGAGCACCTGTCGCTCGGCCCCCACCGCGGCGAGCGCCTTGAAGTAGCGCTCGTTGGCCTTGCTCACCCCGTCGAGGCGCTTGGCCTCGTCCTCGGTCATGGCGTCGGGGCCACGCGACCGCGGGCGGCCGCCCCCCGGCGCGAAGCCCGGCTTTTGCGCGTCCATGGCGCGCGACAGGCGGCGCTGCTCCTCGATCAGCGCCGCCTCGCGCGCCTCAAGATCGGCGATCTGCGCTTGCAGCGCCGTGATCCGGCCCGCCATGCGGGAGGAGCCGGAGCCTTGAAGGTCAGCCAGCTCGCGGCGCTTGTCGGCGATCTCACGCCCGACACCGACGATCTCCTGCTCCGGCGTGGGGGCGAGCGCCGCTTTCCAGCCGCGCGCCGCCGAGGCCGCGGCCGCGGCCACCCGCTTCGCCGCGTCGCTCGAGCCGAGGCGCTCAAGGAAGGCGTCCCAGGCGGTGGACAGGTCGTGGAAGGCGTTGCCCCACTCCGAGCGCATCGCCTGGGCGGCGCCGCCGAAGCGCTCTTTCAGCGCCGCGGTGGCGACGGCGAGCGCCTCCACCCGGCGCCCCTGCTCATCGAACGTGCGGATGCTCTCGAGCTGATCACGGGTGAGGAAGCCGAGTTCCTCGTCCAGCTTTTCAATCCCGGCGGCGCCCTTGGCGTAGGCGGCGGCGAGCTTGGTCGCCACGTCCTCCACCTTCTGGCCGAGCACGCCCTCCATGTCGGGGGCGAGGCTGGCGAGGTCGCGCACGGTGGCCTCATCCCGCACGCCGCGGTTGGACACGATCGCGCGGATCGCGCCCATGACCTCGGTGCGGGTGCCGGCGCCCTGTTGCGCCACCTCGGCCGCCATGCGGCGCAGCCGCTCGGCGGTGGTGTCGAGCTGAGGGTTGAGGGTGGCGAGCTGGGTGGACAGCGCGCGCGTCTCGCTGGCGATCCCGGCGATCCGCGTCCCCACCAGCGCGGCCGCGCCGCCGATCGCCGCGAAGCCGGCCACCGCGGCGCCGGTGGGCGTGGCGAGCAGCGAGAGCGCCCGCCCGACGCCGCCCACGGCGGCCGAAGCCTGGGGGCCTTGCTGCATGAGGATGAGGAACGGGTTTTGCCCGCCGGCGAGCTGCACCGCCGCATCCTGCAACTGGTAAGTGAGGTTGGTGACCTCGTGCGCCGCAAGCTTGGTTTGCCGGCCGGCGCCGGCGGCCGCGCCGCCCATGGCGTTCGCCGCCGCCACGGCGCGGCGATAGCGCTCCTCGGCGCCCGCCAGCACGCGGTTGGCCTTCTCCTGCTCCATGCGCCCATCGGCCACCGCGGCGGCGATGCGCTTTTGCGTGGCGGCCAGCTCCGCCGTGGCCTTGGCGATCGCCCCGGTGGCGCGCGCCTGGACGTCCTCGCCGAGCACCTTGCGCGCGGCCGCGTCGCCGGCGGCGCCGAGCGCGTCGAGGCGCCGCTTGACGTCGGCGTCGCCCGACAGCGCATAGACGAGATCCACGCGGCGTTGCGTCATGCCGAACCCCTTTTCTTGGCAAGCCGCGCGTCCTCTTTGCCGAGTTCGCGCGCAAAGCGCTGTTCCATTTTCGCGAGGCGGCGCTGATACACCGCATCGACGTTGAGCCGCTTGGCGAGGATCACTTTCTTCACCAGCACCCACAGCACCACGCGGGTGCGGCGCGCCACGATCAGCGCGCGGGTGCTCGAGATCCGGATGAAGACGGTGGGCACCGCCGCCGCCTTGCCGTACTTGAAATCCGCCGGGCGGGCCGGGCGCTCGGAGTTGCCGCGCCCCGCCGCCCTGGGCGTGGCGCGCGTCGGCACCGCGAGCCACGTCGCGCCGTCGGCCTCGATCACTTCGCCGCGGTCGAAGACGTCGAGCAGATCGGTGAACTGGCGCCGGCCGCCCGCCTTCGGGCCGTAGGTCGCCCGGCTGTAGGCGTGCGCCTCGGCCGAGAGCGCGTAGCCGCGCGCCGGATCGGCGCGGAAGCGCACGAGGTTGGCGAAGGTGCCCAGGTGATCCGAGCGGCGCTTGCTGAACGCGCGCTCCGCCTGCTTCACCAGATCGCGGCGCGCCCCGGCGGCGGCGGCGCGGACGGCGATCGTGCCCGCCTTGGCGATGATCGCCGCCTCCTCGCCGAGCTGGGCGCGCAAGGCGCCCTCGATCCGCCCCGCCAGCCTCACGGCGCGCCGTCCCGCCCCCAGGCGTCCCAGGCCACGGCGATCACCGCGAACGCCTCGGACAGCCACGCGCCCTGATCGAGGGCGCCGCCCGGTTCGGGGAGGTGGCCGGCGCTCATCTCGCCGCCCCGGCACCCCAGCCACAGCCGCACCACGTCCACCCACACCGGCGCCAAGCTCAGCCGCGGGTTCTGCGCGTACGTTTCGCCGAGGATCTCCCAGGCGCCGCCGTCGGGAGCGTCGGCGCCGCCGTCGAAACTGCCGGGGGAGTGGCAGACGGCGACGGCGCAGCGGAGTTTTTTGCGTCGTCCTCGGACGGGCTCATCAGCTCCACGATCCGCGCGCCGACGGCGTGCACGTGGTCCTCCGGGATGCGGGCGAGGGCCGCCTCGTCCACCATGCCGCCGACGGCGGCGAACGGCACCGGCGCCCCGGTCGGCGCGAGCACCCGTTCCCACCCGACGATGAAGCGTTTGCACGCCTCCCAGCTCGCCACTTCGATGTACAGCGCGCGATCGGCCTCCACCTGGGACACGCGCGGGAAGTCGGCGCGCACCGTGGCCTCGATCCGCGCGTACAGCTCCACCGTCTCCGGCGTGGCGGCGCGCGCCTCGATCGCGTCGATCACCTCGAGGCAGCGCCCCTGCTGATCCGGCACGATCACCGCGCGCACCCCGTCGCGCATGGCGTTGAAGACGTCGCCGGGGCCGAAGAAGCGCGCGCCGGCCGCCATGACGGCGTGGCGCCAGCCGAACACGTCGCGGCGCGACGGCACGCGCAGCCGGTAGACCGGGCGGGTTGGATCGTCGGCGGCCCAGCCGGGCGGCGTGTGCTCGAGAACGGTGGCGGTGGAGACGGGCAGCATGAGCGAAATCCCTTGGGTCGGAGGTCAAAGGAGGGGGAGGCCGGCGGCGCTCCGACACGCCGCCGGCCGCCTCCGCGCGCCACCACACACGGCGCGCGGAGGTGCGTCGCGCCGCCGGGGGCCGGGCGGCGGTCGGAGAACGGCGCGCCGGCGGGCGGGGCGGAGTGGGCCGCCACCGCCGCCGGCGCGCCGCGTCACCAGATGGTCAGGAAGGCGCCGGCGTCCTCGCCGGTGGTCTGGAACGAGAGGTTGGTGATCGCCGCGCCCTCGCGCTCGCCCAGCTCGTGGCGGGTGTACTGCGCCGCCGGAACCGTGATGCCGATCCGGTTGCCGGCGGTCGTGCCCCACCGCGCGTGGATCAGCGCCGGCGTGCCGGCCTTGAAGTGGCCGAGGCGGTCGGCGGTGGCCTTGAGCCCCTTCTTGGGGTCGAGCGTGCCGGTGATCCGCCGGCTCATGATGTCGGCGACGTCAAAGCCCTCCTCGGCGTTCGGGTTGGGCTGGCTCACCACCTGGTTTCCCGAGGCCAGCGTCAGCGAGGACAGCGCCACCGCGGCGCGGCCGATGCTCATCACGCCGTTGCGCCACACCGGGGCTTGGCCCGCCTGGAACGCGCCGGTGGGCACGCCGGCGTCCTCCTCCGCCACGAAGATCCCGGTCATGGTGTAGGACAGCCGGCCGACACCGCCGGCGTCGGCGCGCAGCGACCAGTCCCCGCGGCAGCCGCGGAACTTGTAGGAGGTGCCGTCCTGATAGAAGCGCATCGACAGCGCGTCCGGATCGCCGCTCACCGGGCGGTACAGGACGTTCGCCGGGATCTGGTAGTCCGAGGTCGCCACCAGCGCGCCGCCGAGCGTGTCGGTGAGCGTCGCCGTCTTGCCGGCGCTGTAGGCGGCGATGAAGCTGGTGCCCTCCACCGCCTCGCTGAAGACGATCGGCATCCCGCGGTACAGGTTGGCGGTGCCGAGGGCGGTGGCGCCGAGCACGGCCGTGGTGGTCGAGCCGCCGGCGGCGAGGGCTTCGGCCGCCACCGGCACGGCGGCGGCCGAAGCCACCTCCTGCCAGTTGCAGGCGGGCATGAGCACGCCCCACTCCGGCGCCGTGCCGGCGGTGCCCGAGCCCTTGAGCAGCACGTCGAAGGCCAGCGAGGCGCGCATGCCGCCTACGATCGGCGCCGAGGCGTCGAGCGAGCCCGTGTATTCGTTGGTTTCGATCATGTTGGGGTCGAAGGTGAGGCGGCAGTTTTCCACCTTGATGCTGTCGGTGGACGCCGTGGGGTCCTCGTACACCCCGGCCTCGGCCTCGGTGACGGCGAGGAGGAGGGCGTTCTTGAGGCGGATCGTTCGGCTCATCGCGCGGTTCCTTTACTTGGCGCGGGGGGTGGGGGCGGGCGCGGCGTCGGCCGGGACCGGGGGGGCGTCGGCCGGCGCGGGCGCGGCCGCGGCGGGCTCGGGCGGTGCGGCCGCCGGACGGGGCGCCGGCGCGAAGGCGCCGGTCGCGGACAGGGCGAAGCGGCCGGCGCGCGTCGGCGCCGGAGGAACGGGCTTGCTCATGGGCCTCCTCGGGGGTCAGGCGCCGGAACGCGGGTTGCGCTCGGCGGTGGCGAAGGTGACGGTGAATTCCAGAACGAACACGGCGGCCGCCGCCGCGCCCTCGGCCTCGGCGTGGTCGAGCGGCGTCATGGCGCCCTCGGCCACGTCGGTGACCAGCCCGCCCAGGCTCGGGTCGGCGGTGAGGGTTTCGACCACGCGGGCGTACAGCTCCGACGCCGCCGGGCCGAGGTCCTCGTCCTTGGCGGCGCCCACGTGCGCCTCGATCTCGACGGACAGCCGGTATTCGGTCTGCCCGGTGAGACACAGCGGCTCGGCGTGCCCGCCGTCGAGCACGTTGAGCGCCGGACGCTCTTTGACCGCCTTGCCGCGCTGGCGGTAGACGGTGACGCCGGACAGGCCGCGCAACGCGGTCACCAGCGCGGCGAGCACGGCCTCGCGATAGGCCAGCGTCACGACGACGCCCGCCCTTCGAGGCGCCAGACCAGCCCGGCGCGGTCCTCGGGGCGCGGCGGCGCGCTGAGGACGATCGTCTTGCCGGCGACCTCGAGCACGCCCTCCTCGGCCGGCGCCGCCAGCGCGGACACCGGCACGAGGAACACGATCCTCTCGAGCGCCGCGCCGCTGCGGCCGAGGTCCACGAACGAGCGGTCGGCGTCGCGCACCAACGGCACGCCCTCCACGGCGGCACCGCCGCCCGGCGGCGTGTAGACGCCCAGCTCCACCCACGGGTTGCCGGGGGCGAACCACACGGCGAGGTCCTTCGCCGGGTCGATCGGCATCGTTTAAACGCTTTCGCCGGGGGCCGGTTCTCCGGGCGGCGGTTCTCCGGGCACCGGGGGCGCGGCGTCGCCGGGCGCGGGGGGCGGGGTGAGGCCCGGTCCGCTCTCGCCCACCAACGCCAAGCCGGCCGGCGCGGCGCCGGGCACCGGGGCGGACGGCCGGCGCGGCGCGCGCAGCGCCGTGGCGCCGTCGCCCTCGAGCGCCACCAGCGCCGCCTTGTTGACGAAGGCGGGCAGCGTGCCGAAGACCTCGCCGGCCTTGAACTGCACCGTGTGCCCGTCGCGCACGGCGAAGACGTCGGGCGCGCCCTTGACCGGCTCGACGGCGTGGGCGCGGGCGGCGAGCTGCTCGCGCGTGAGCGCCAGCACCGCGCCGGGGTTGAACGCCACCGCCGCGGTGGCGCGGACGGTGAGGAAGTCGCGTTTCTTCATGGGGAATGGCTCCGCCAGAGGGGCGCCCGCGACGCCACGGCGACCGGGGATCACCCCCCGCCGCCGCGGCCGCCGGCGCCGGCCGATCAGGTCAGGGTGACGAGGCAGGCGTGCTGCCAGTAGCCGTAGCCGACGTTGCGCCAGCTATCGACGCCGTACTGGTGCGCGTCGTTGTCCATCTCGAATTCCGAGCCCTCGGCCTTCACCTTGAGATCGACCTCGGTTTCCTGCTGCCGGATGAAGGGCTTGACGCGCCCGTCGGTGCGGAACACCGCGAACTTGTCGGTCCACGTCAGGCGGACGTTGCCCTCCACCTCGATCTTGAAGCCCTTCTTCGCCAGCTCGCCCAGCGTGTTGGAGGCGCCGGAGCCCACGAGCGGCGCCGTCACCGCCGCCTGGGCCGCCTCGTAGAGGCCCATCGGCACCATGACGAGGAAGGTGCGGGCGTTCTCGTTCATCGGCTCGCCCTGATCGTCCTTGAACGACAGGATCTGCGCGATCGCCTTGAAAATCGCCTTCTGCATCTCCTCGGTGGTCGGCTCCGTGGCCGAGCCGACGTTGTAGGCGATCGAATTCGACTGCGTGCCGCTGTTGCCCTCGGCGTGGTCGGTGTCGAAGAAGTATTGCCCGTCGTAGCAGACGCCGGCGGCGCCGTTGAGGATCAGGGCCGAGCACAGCGACGCCCAGTGCGAGTTGGCGCGCTCGGCCAGCTCGTCAATGCGCACCATGACCTGCCCGGTCTTGTCGCGGCGCATCTCGGACACCTGAATTTCGATCGTCGCCTCATAGTGCTTGTTGGTGATGGTGAGCCCGTTCTCACGGAAGCCCTTGGCGTTGCGACCGCCCACCCACTCGCGCATGGCCGGGCTCTGGCCGAGCCACTTGTACTCTTCGCCCGCCTGATCGGAGGTGAAGAACATCGACAGACTGTCCACCCACGAGGCGGTGGACTGCTCGAGGGTCTGATAAAAGCGCCCGATGATGGCGCGCGACGAAAGTCCTTTGGCGGACATGCGGAGGTCTCCCTTGCGAGGCGTTTAAACGCCATGGGCCGCCCGCGGCGGGTGCCGGGGCGGCCCATGGCGGCGAGGCGGTGGGGCGGGGCTCAGCCGATCATGCGGACGAGCGCGTTCACCTTGGCGGCGAGGTCGGCGAAGTTGCCGTTGATCGCCGCGCTGACGTCGCCGCCGTTGGTGGCGCCCACCACGGCAATCGTGCCGTCGGCGACGCCGCCGGAGTTGTCGGTCAGCTCGGCCAGCGCGCCGAGGCCGGCGCGGCGGCAGTCGAAAGCGACGATGCCGACGCCGCTCGAGACGAAGCGGTGCACGCGGCCGATGTGCGAGTTGGTGCCCTGGGTCAGGGTGAACGTCGCGTCGTCGCTGGCGTAGACCGGCTTGCCGACGTCGGTGATCGCCAGCCCGGCGATCGCCAACTGGACCTTGCCGGCCTCGCGCACCAGCACGCGGGCATCGCCGGCCGAGCCGGCGGCGTTGTCCTCGCCCACCACGGCGAAGCCGCGGAACTTGTCGCCGGCGGCGAGCGGGCGGGCGTAGCCGGCGCCGTTGTCGCCCACGGCCGCGCCCTCGTACAGGGTGGTGTTCGCCGCGATCGGCAGCGCGTTGCGCTCGCCGGTCTCGTAGTCGCGCGGCGTGTCCTTGGTGAGTGCCGTCATTTCTGGCCCCTTGCCCTAATGGTTGCAGACGTGCGGGCGGCTCAGCGCGCGCCCAGGACCTTGAAGCGGCCGCCCTCGGCCGCCTTCTCGTAGGCGAGGTACGCCTCGAACTTGCCGCCGAACTCGGCGCGCAGATCGGCGTCCTTGTCCCAGGCGAGCTTGGCGCGCTCCTCGAGCGGCAGCGTCGAGGCGTCCACGTCGGAGGCGGGGGCGGCGCTGCGCGGGGCGGCCGGGGCGGTGCCCTTGTCCTTGGCCTCCTGCTCGTCCGTCCGGAGCTGCTCGAGCACGCGCGGCCCCTTCTCCATCTCGGCGGCGAGGATCGCCGCGCCCACCTCGGCGGCGGTGGTCTTGCCGTCCTCGATCGCCTTGCCGATCAGGTCCTCATGCCCCTTCGGGCGCTTGAGGGCGAGGATCGCGCCGATGCGGGCGCGCTCGGCGGCGGCGCCGTCGGCGCGCACCGCCGCGGCGACGTCCGGGTGATCCTTGAGAAGGGTGTCCTTGTCCATCGTCTGTGTCCCTTGCTGTTGCACGTCCGCCGCGGCCGCGGCGCGGCCCGTGCGGGAGGGGGGCCGAGCCGCGCTCAGCTCGGCGAGAAGGTCCTCGAAGTTGCCCAGGCGGTCGGCGAGCCCGGCCGTGACCGCATCGGTGCCGATGCGCATGCCGCCGCGGATCGCGCGCACCGCCGCCTCGTCCATCGCCCCGGCGCGGTAGCGCGCCACGGCGCCGATGAAGATCTCCGTCAGGTGGTCGACGCGCGCCTGGACCACGCCGCGCCCCTCATCGGTGGTGATGTCCGGGCGCTTCTCCGGCGACTGGCTGGAAACGATCTCGATCGTCTTCACGCCGTCGCGGCTGTCGCGCTCGCGGGTGTCCGTCCACACCTGCACGGTGCCGATCGAGCCCACCTCGGCGGTGGCGGCGAGCACGATCTCCGAGCACGCCGCGCCAATCCAGTAGCCGGCCGAGGCGCTCATGTTGGAGACGTAGGACACCACCCGCTTGCGGGCGCGGGTGCGGTGCACCATCTCGGCGAACTCGCCGATCCCCGCGGCCATGCCGCCGGGGGTGTCCTGCTCGAGGATGATCGCCTTGACGTCGGGGTTGTCCGCCGCCGCCATGAAGTCGCGCGCCAGCACCGCCAGCGACGTCGCGCCCGAAACCTCGGTGAACATGTTGGCGTATCGGAAGATCGGCCCGATCGTGGAGACGATCGCCACGCCGTTGCGCTCGGTCACCCGGTGGGTGTTCTCGAGCCGCCGGCCGAGCCGCGCCGCCACCGCCTCCGGCGCCTCGCCGGAGCGGTTGGCGATCGCCAGGATGGTGGGGAGCCACTCCGGCGCGATCAGCCACGGCACCGACGCCACCGCCCGCGCCGCCAGGGTGGCGACGTCGCCGGCGATGATTGGCGCCGTGGCGTCATGGTGGCGTGGCGCCATGGCGTCCGCCTCGGGGTCCGGCCGCTGCTCACCCATTGCCCTGCTCCTCCTCGTCCTTAGCCTCGTCCTCGTCCTCGTCCGCCGGAGCGGCCGGGGGTGCGGCGGCGGCCGGCGCCGGGGCGCCGAGCCCCGCCGCCCGGCGCAGCCGCTCCTCTTTGGCCCGCTGCGGCAGGTTGCGCTCCCAATCGCCGCCGGTGGTGGCGGCGGTGATCTGCGAGAGCGTCTTGACCCCCAGGGCGGCCCACTTCTCCGCCGCGGTGGCGTCCTTGACCGGATCGAGCGAGATCGGCGCGTCCCCGATCCACTCGCACCCGCAGTAGGCGGCGCGCACGAAGGGGTCGGCGAAGAACCCCGGCGCGTCGAGCCAGCCGCGGGCGATCGCCTCGGTGAGCAGGCTCTCGTAAAACGGCTGGCAGTAGCCGGCCGCCAGCCACACCCGGCGCCGGCGGAACGCCTGCCACGCCATTTCGAGCGCCGCGCGCGAGGCGCTGTAGCTCGCCGTGAAGTGCTTGATCACCACCTCAAAGGGCAGCTCGAGGGCGACGCCGATCTGGCGCAGGATCGCCTGCACGAAGGGATCGAAGGCGGCGCTCGGGCGCCCCGGCGTGAAGGACTGGATCTGCTCGTTCGGCAACAGGTCGAAGATGAGCCCGGCCTCGGTGACGGCGATGTTGCTCGCCCCCGCCCCGCCGGCGCCGGCCGCCTTCTGCTCGAGCGAGGAGGCTCCGGTGCCGTCCTCGGTCTTCACCCCCACGGCGAAGCAGGCGTTGACCACCGCCGCCATGATCTCGGCTTCCGAGTACTTTGAGAGCTGCTTGAAATGCTCGATCACCGGCGCCAGGAACGGCACGCCGCGCGCCAGATCCGGGCGCAGCCGCAGAAAGACGTGGTGCACGTTGCGGCGGCCGCTGGTGGGGGCAAACACCGGCACCCGCGCCCACTTGAGCCCGTGCGCGCCGCGCTCGCCGGGGTGGCGGTCGGTGACGTGGTAGGCCACCGGGGCGCCGTTCTCATCGAACTCGACGCCGCCGGCGAGCGTGGCGGTGTCCACCCGGCGGGACGGGTTGCACACCCGATCGGCTTCGATGAGCTGCACCTTGAGCCCGAAGGGCGAGCCGGGGCGCTCGAGGAAGCGCTCCGCCGCGAAGACGTCGCCGGAGCTGAGCGCCGAGCGCAGCGCCAGCGATTGCGTCTCGTAGAAGGTGCTGGTGCGGGTGAGGTCGCACTCGCGCGAGCCCGCCCAGGTCTCGAAGATGCGCGCCGCGTCCTGCTCCCAGCGATCGGCCTCGGCCTCGCTCAGCCCGAGGAACGCCCGGTCGATCGACGGCCGCGCCCGCAAGCCGGTGCCCACCACGTTGGTGTCGTAGGTGTTGAGGGCGCCGGCCGCCAGCGGCGCGTTGCGGTCGAGATCGCGCGAGCGGGCGCGCAGCTCCTCGAGATCGGGCAGCGTGTCGGCGTTCGGCGAGCCGCCGCCCGGCGCCCAGCCCTGGGTGGCGGTGCGGCTGCGCTTGGCGCCCTGGTAGCCGCCGGCCACCGCGAACACGGTGCGGGCGCGCAGCCGCTCCACCCCGGCCGCCGGGCTGACGTAGGCAATCGCGCGGTCGATCCAGTTGAGCGGGACGGGCTTGCGCATGCTCACCCCACCATCGCGCCGCGGCGGAACCGCACGCCGGCGGTGCCGCGCCTGACCAGCCCCAACAGGCGCTCCTCACGCGCGTACAGCGTCGCCAGATCGCCCCGCGTCAGCGTGCGGCCGTCCATCTCGTAGGACTGCGCGCCGCCCTCCACCTCGGCGATCGCCGCCTGGACGCTCTCGAGCTGCTGCTCATAGGTCTTGATTGCCATCAGATCGCCACCCTCCCCCGCATGCCGCGCCGGCGCGCGCCGGCCACGGCCGCCGCCGCCACCGGCGCGGCCACCCGCACCGGCGCCGCCGGCGGCTCGTCCTCGATCTCCACCGCCTCGGCCTCGCCGTCCTCGATCGCGCCCGCCGCGGCCTCACCGTCCCCGGCCGTGCCCGCCGCGGGCGCCGGGCGCGCCGGCACCGCGGCGAGCGGCCCGCCGCCCCACAGCACGGCAAGATCGCCCTGGGCCGGCGGGCCGGCGGCGGCGCGCTCGGCCGCCAGCGCCGCCCAGGCGGCATCCGACAGCTTGTCCATGCCGGCGCGGCACGCGGCCGCCCAGGCGTAGACGCGGCAGTCCAACGGCTCGTTGCGGCCGGTCTTCTTCCACCGCCGCCGGTCGTAGCCGCCCTTGCTCTCATCGCTGATCAGCGTCTCCGCGGTCAGCCCGCGGAAGTAGTCCTCCGGGTAATCGGCCGGGAAATGGCAGTAGCCGCGCGGGACGCTGCGGCCGTCGGCGCCCGGCGCCAGCCCGAGGCGGTCGTAGATCTCGCGCTTCGCGTCCCAGGTCCCGACCGGGTAATACGCGTGCCCGCGCTTGATGGTGCGGCCGTTCTCCTTGAACTGGACGTAGGCGCGCCGGCCGAGCACCGGCACCTTCCAGCCGTCCACGCCCTTGACGGCGATCGCCCGCATGCGGCCGCGCACGAAGGTCTGAACGGTCTGGGTGCGGTAGCCCTCATCGACGGCGAGGACTTCGATCGGCAGCGCCGCGCCGCGGCTGTCGAAGAACGTCTCCTCGTAGAGCGCCGCCAGCGCCCGCCAGCACGGATCGTCGGCGTCGGCGGTGTTGCCGTAGAACACCCGGTAATCGATCGAATAGGCGACCTCGCCCGGCGCCCAGCCCACCACCTCCACCTCGAGGCGGTCGCCCTGGACGTCGCAGCCGGCGGTGAGGAAACACGCCGCGGACGGCACCGTGTTGCGGCGGTAGGCGTCGGCGGCGCGGGCGCGCTCGGCCAGCGCCTCCCACGGCGGCGCCTCGCCCCGTTCCTCGAAGGTCTCGCCCAAGTAGGTGTTGGTGAACACCTTTTCCGCCTTCGGATCGCCCTCGGCCGCCTCATGCTTGCGGGCCATCTGCTCCCAGGTGACGAACGGCGAGTACAGCGCCGAAATGTGGAAGCCAACCGCCTTGCCGGGGCCGGGCGCCGTCGCCAGCCAGCGGCCGCCGGCGAGCATCGCCGGCTTGTGCTTGTGGGCGATGTCGGCGCCGCAGCCGGCGCAGACGTAGACGGCGGTTTCCGGGGCGCCCTTGGTCCACTGGACGCGCTCCCACACGAGGCGCTGCTCGTGCCCGCATTGGGGATGCGGGCAGCGCACCATGTAAAAGCGCTTGTCGCTCGCCTCAAACGCCTTCTCGATCTTCGAGAAGCCCTTGAGCGTCGGGGTGGAGACCTCGAAGATCTTGCGGTTCCAGAAGGTTTCGCAGCGCTTGTCGGCCAGATCGGAGGGGTCGCCCTCGCCGTCCACCTCGTCCGGCCAGCCGTCGAGATCGTCCTTGAGCAGGTAGCGGATCGAGCGCTGGCGCAGGCCGGCGGCCGAGTTGGCGCCGGTGAGGACGAGGAAGCCGCCGGGGAAGCGTTTAAACCGGGTGGCGGAGCCGCCGTCGCGGCTTTTCTGCTCGACCACCCGCTTGCGGGCGATCGCCGTCGCCTCGATCGTCGGGCCGAGCTTCTCCACCGAGAAGGCGCGGGCGAGGTCGATCGACGGCTGGACCACCATCGCCGGGCCGGCGGCGGCGCACGCCACGAACATCAGCCAGTTGGTGGCAAACGCGGTGCCGGCGACCTGGGCGGACTTCATCAGCACCACGCGCTCGGCCGGGTGCGACGGCGACAACACGTCCTGGATTTCCCGGCCGAACGGCACCAACGCGTTGTCCCAGGGGCCGGGGCGCGCCGTCACCTCGGGCGGCAGCACCACGTGCGCGGCGGCCCACTCCGACACCTTGAGATCGGGATCGGGCTCGAGCCCGGCGGCGAACGCCTCGCCCCAGGTCCGCCCCGCGTCGGCGAACATCTACGCCTCGCCCATCGGTTCGCCGATGGCGTCGGGGAAGCTCTCGCGCACCGCCTTGGCGTAGGCGCGCAGCGCCTCGGACAGCTCGAGGGCGAGGCGGCGGGCGATCACGTGCTCATCGGTCTCGAGCGCGAACAGCGGGCCGAGCTTGCCGGGCAGCGCCAGCAGCGCGTCGCGCAGACCGCGCGCCGTCTCGCCGGCGACCTGGGCGACGTCGGCGCGCTTGACCAGCCCGCCGGCGCGCTCCTCGAGGTCGATCCGGCGGCGCTCCACCTCGAGGCGCTCGCGCTCGGAGCGGTGGTCCATGTAGGCGCCGCCCCCACGCCCCCCGTCGGGCTTTGCCCGTCCCGCGTCCGCGGGGTCCGACGCCGGAAGCGCCTCGGCCGCCGGGGCGGGCTCCGCCACGGCGGCGCCGGCGCCGAGGGCGTTGGCGGCGACGCGGCCGGGATCGCGCAACGCCTCGTAGGCGGCGCGCGCCGCCGCCGGATCGAGCTTGGCCTTGCCGTCGGCCCCGGTGGTGACGGGGAGCCGGCCCTGCTTCACGAGCTTGCAGACGTAGGCGGGCGACACGCCCACCAGCGCCGCGAACTCCTTTTGCGTCACCAGCTCCACCGTTCACCCCTCCATCCGGTTAACCGGGCGGCGCGCCGGTTAACCCATTGACGCGCCCACCCACTGGCGGAGCCGCGCGCGGTTTTGGCCCGTATACACCCGGCTCCCGGAAGGACCCGCGTGCCCGCAACACTCTTGCGCGACACAATGTGTCGCCGATGGGGCGCGCCGCGCAATAAACCGTCGCCGACGCACCCCGTCGCCGCCCCGCGCCGCCGCCAACCCCTTGATCGGGCACGAAAAAGGCGCCGCGGCGGTGAGGCCGCGGCGCCAGTGCCCAACAAACGGGGAGGAAACGCCCGGAGGCGGAGCCCAAAACGAAAGCGCCCGGTGGGGTCTCCCCCGCCGGGCGCTCGTGTGGCTCGTGTCGTTTGTCAATCAACCGCCGCCCGAAGTCAAGCGGCGAATTCACCGCCCGCGGTTAACCGCGCCCCGCCCCGGCGAGCGGCGCCCCGTCGATCGCCTGCCCGAGCCGCTCCCAGGGCGTGGCCGGCGGCAGCGCCGCGGTGACCCGGTGGGCGCGCAGCATGCCCGGCTCGGCGCGCAGCCGGACGGCCAGCCGGGCGAGCGCGGCGGCCCACTCGAGCCACTCGAAGCGCGCCGCCTCCACCAGCGCCGGCGGGTCGAGATACTCGACGTGGCACCACTCGGCCTTGCCGGTCGCCCCGAAGTGCATCTTCGGCCGCCCGCGGGCGTTGAGCACCGCCGCCGCCCGCGGCCGCGCCGTCGGCATCCAGTCCGGCCGCGACAGCCCCTTGCCGTGCAGCACCAGCAGCGCCGCGCCGATCCCGCCAGCGGCGCTGATCAGCGCGTGCACCGCCTCGGCGTCGGGGTGCACGCCGGGATCGGCGACGGCGAGCGCGGCAAAGCCGGAGGTGTCGATCGAGCAGCCCAGGCGGCCGTTGCGCCCGACCGCGGCCGTCGCCGTCGAGCCGCCGCCGCGCAACAGGACGCGATCGGCGACGCCGACGCCGGCGAGGTGGGCGCGCTGGCGGTGGTAGGTCCAGCCCACGAGGGCCTCGGCGGACACCGCCTCGCGCCCCGCCGTCACGGGGCGGTAACGGCGGGCGGTGGCGGCGTTACCTGTGGCGTTACCGTCCGGCATGCTTCCTATCCCTTTGATCGACTTATGTTTTTCTATCTCAGTCTTGACAGAGGTAACGAGGTAACGGGGTAACGGCGGTTCGGTCCCAATACGGGCGTGCACACGGATTGCGTCTGTATGGGATGGCCGGCGTTACCGCGTTACCTCGGCCCCGCGGAGGGGGCTCAACCCCGCGCGGCGCCTGGGCCGGGGCGGGGTAACAGCGCGGTAACGCGGCGGTAACGCGGTAACGCTGGCGCCACGGCGCCACGACGCCACGGCGTCGGGACGCCACGCCACCACGGCGGCACGGCGCCATGGTGGCGCCGGGGCCGGGAATGCAGGCACAACCAGGCCGGCGCCATTGAGGCTTTACGTCCTAGCACATAAGACGAAACTCCGCAACCCCGCCGCGTCCGGCTGCACCCCACAGGGTGTAAGGGAGCGGGGAGGGAGGGGGAGGGAGGGCGCGGGAGGCTAGGTGACGGCATCGAGATCAACCTCCTGCTCGTCTGCGGCGCCCACCCACTCCAAGCCGACGTAGACGGCGCGGGAGCGGGCGCCGGCGAAGTTGACCACCTTGTTCGGGATCTCCCGCCCCGGCACCCGCTCGAGGCTCTGGCGCCAGACCCCTTGCGCCCAGCGGGTGCCGGCGAAGATCTCGCGCAGGCTGTCGTGCTGGTTGGCGATGGCAAGGCGCGGCCGGTGGTCCGCCCCGGTCTGCAAGGCCAGCCCGTAGGCGCGCAGCGCCCGCGCCGCGTCGGCGTGCTCGCGCGCCTCGTTGATCAGCTCGCCGATCGTGCGCTTGCGCCCGGAGGACCACGCCTCGGCCGAGCGCGAGAACAGGTGCATGAGGCACTGCACGTGATCGGCGTCCTCGTCCCGATCGAGCACCTCGCCGGGCTTGAAGCCGCCGACGATCGAGGCCGCCTCGGCGGCGGTCGCCTTCTCATCGTTGAGCAGCACGTGGGCGCACGCCAACAGCACGCCGAGCTGATCGGCTTGGCGGGCGCCGTGGCCGAGGTCCTGCAACGCGCCGTCATAAACCACCAGCGCCTCTTGCAGCCGATCCCAGCCGCGCACCATCCGCGCCCGCATGCCGGCGCCGAGGGCGCCGCAGCGCTTGAGCCCCTCGCGCATCCGCGCCGCCGCGCCTTCGATCTTCTGCAACGGATCGAGGTTGAGCACGCAAATGCGGGTGAGGTCCTGCGGCAACAGCGGCACCGTAAGGATCGAGGAGAAGTAGAAGCAGGCGCGGATGTAGTAGCTTTGCGCCTTGCCGTCGGCCGAACCGCGCACCACCGCGCCCTGCCCGTCCGTCGAGCCCAGGCGCGCCAGCGCCACGACGTCGCGCGCGCGCCCCACGGTGCCGTCGCTGGACACCTCGATTTCGTCCAGCGCCACCGGGCGCGCGGCGCCGGCGAGCGCTTGGCGGATGCCGGCGGCGGAGGGGTCGGAGGCGCGGTAGACGGAGGAGCCGAGCAGCGCGTCCGAGAGCTGCTCGAGCGTCGTCTTGCCGGACCCGCGGTCGCCGGTGACCCAGATGTGCGGCCGCCAGCGCAGCGCCCCGACCACCATCGCGGCGCCGAGCCAGCCGAGGTACAGGCGGGGATCGGTCTCCGGCTTCCGCCAGTTCCACGTCTCGAGCAGCTCGAGGAGGTCGCGCACGTCGTCCTGCGCCGCCGGCTTGCGCGCCGGGCGCGGCTCGGGCACCGAGGCGGGGTAGATGTGGTTGCCGATCCGACACCCGGCGTCGAGCCACGCGCCGTCCGGCAAGCGGATCTGATCGCCGCAATGGAGCAACAGGCGCCCGTCGTCGTCGCGCCACGCGCCGGGGCCGCGGAGCTGGCGGTCGGGGTCGAAGAAGCCGGAGCGGGTGGAGGCGCGCATGAGCCACGCCGCCGCGTCCTGCTGTTTAAACCCGACAACCTCGCCTTCCTTGTCGAAGCGCGGGAAGGTCTTGCGCAACCACTCCATGTCGCCATCGAACAGCGACAACAGCCCCGTGTTGGCGTGCTCGCGGTGGTTGAGGCGCGCCAGCGCGCCGCCGGGCGAGAGGTAATAATACGTCTTGCTGCCGTCGCCGGCGGCGTAGCCGAGGCTGCGCACCGGACAGTTCTCGTCCGGCGCCCGGTCCACCGCGTCGCGGATCGTCTCCACCCTATAGCCCTCCCGAGCGCATTTTCAGATCGTTGGCGTCCAGCCCGAGCGGCAGCTCCACCACCACGGGGCGGCGCCCCTCCTCGCGGTAGCGCTGCGCCGCCTTGGCCGCCGCGTCCGGCCCCGGCCAGTAGACCGCGCCGGTTTTTTCGTTGAGGTGGGCAAGGTCGGGGTCGGGCACGATGACGGGCTCGCGCACCAGCCGGGGCAGCACGAGGTTCTGCACCCCGACCGCCGACAGCCCGGCCCAGGTCGGGAGCCCCGCGTCCTCCTGAATGGACAGCCCCGTTTCGATGCCCTCGCAGGTCGCCAGCCGCGGCGCGGCCGGGCCGAGGCGCACCGCGCCGCCGCGGGCGACGCCGAGGCCGAGCTTGGGCTTTTCCACCGGCGCCTTGCCGCGCCCGTCGGCGGCGAGGTAGATGCGCCACACCCCGCTAAAGCTGCCGTCGGGCGCCTGCACCGCCGCCACCACGGCGGGAAAGCGCGGCGCGGCGGGGTTGCAGGGGTGGCCGTAGGGCAGCGCCGGGGCGAAGCGCAGCGTCGGCGGCAGCTCGCCGCCGATCGCGCGGGCGCGGAAATAGACCTCGCCCAGCGTCCCGGCGATCGGCTGCGCCGCGCGCCAGTAGGCGCGGGCGCGCTCGCGCTTCTCACGCACGCTCTCGGCCACCTCGGCGGCGCGCGCCTCGGCCGCCGCCTGGGCGCGCCGCGCGTGCTCCTGGGCGCGGGCTTTGGTCTCGGGATCGAGACCGGGGCCGAGGCCGAGCACCTCTTTCGCCCAGGCCACGGCGTCGGCGCGCGACAGGCTCCACAGGTCCATGGCGGCGTTGATGAGGTCGCCGCCGCGCGAGGCGCTGTTGTGGAAGTACGAGCCGCGCTTGGCGCCGTCGATCACGATCACCAGCGAGCGCTCGACCGGGCGGCCGCCCACCTCTTTGAGCGCCACCCATTCGTGACCACGCCGGCGGCCCCAGGGGATGAGTTTGGGCGCGAGGTCCGCCGCCAGCGGCCGCAGCCGCCGGGCAATCTCGGCCACGCTGAGATCGTCGCCCATGGCGCGCCCCTCAGAAGCCGGGCGGGCGCTTGGGCGCGCGGGCGCGCATCACCGAGGCGTGCTCCTCCTGGGCGCCCTTGAGGCCGCCGAGGAGGGCGCCGATCACCCGGCGCGGGTTGTTGGCGTGGCTGTCGCTGCTCTTGACCTCGGTGGCGCCGCGCACGCCGGCGGCGATCATCGGCCCGTTGACGCCCTCCTCGGCGATCGCCGCGAGCATCGCCACAACGTCGCTGGGATCGACCTTCGCTCGCGCGGCGACGCGCTCGACCCAGGTGGTCGCGCTCACAGGTTGCCCTCCCCATACCCGCGTATGTACTTTCGCGCGATCAGTGCGTTTCGGGCTTGCATATGCAACCCATCGTGCCAAGATGTTTCGGCAGTCGAAACAGGTTGCGTCAGGCCCTTATGACCGATCCCCTTGCGGAGCGGATTGCGCTCCTGCGCGCCCAGGCGGCGTTGAGCCCGTCGCAGGCGCCGGGCATCCTCGCCTTGGCCGATCGCCTCGAGGAGGCGGGGCGGCTGGCGGGCGCCCCGCGTCACGCCGCCGCCCCCGCCATGGCGCCCGCCGGGCGCGGGCGGTCGAAGAAATCCTCCGGGCTCAGATCGACACGCTCGGCCGCCGCCAGATCGAGCAGCGGTTGATGGTACTCGACCGGGATCAGCCCGCCCGTTCCGCCCCGCGCCATCGGGTAATCCCACTTGTAGACCGTGGCCGGCGCCAGCCCGAGCAGGCGGGCGAGGCGGCGCGCGCCGCCGAACTTTTCGATGATCCGCTTCGCCTGTCCGCTCACGCCCGTCACCACATCTCGCCCACGCCCGAAGTGGCTACCACCATATTTCGATTATCGAAACGCCGTCAAGGGGGCTCGGCCTAGACCGTTTCGGAATTCGGCATATCCAACGCAACGAGGTCCGACTATGCGACAGACAACCATGCACTGCGCCGCCCAGCCGGGGAGCCTCGCCCTCGTGCCACCACCCGTTGATAAAAAATGGTTTCAACAGCGTTTACGCGAGATGCGGCGCTCACAGGCGGAGCTTGCCCGCTTTATGGGTGTGCCGCCGGCCGCGGTGAGCCTGATATTTGCGGGGCGCCGGACGGTGCGCGCGCAAGAGGCGAGCGACATGGCGCGCTTCTTGTCCGTGCCCGTCAACGAAGTGTTAAAACGCCTCGGCACTACCATAGCCATATCCCCAAACGCCGTGCGGGTTGCCGGCATTCTCAAGGATCGGGACGTGGTAGCATCAATATCCGACGCGACAACCGACCCGGACACCCTCGCGATCATTGCCCCGCCGGGGCTGATGGACGCGGAATGCATCATCGTCGAGGCGAGCGACGCCGCGCCGCGGTTCTTTCCGGGCGATCAGATATTTTTCTACCGCCACGATGACGGCGACCCGGCCGAGCTGATCGGCAAGACGGTTGTCGGCGCCACCGCCGACGGCCGTCTGTTCGTCAAACGACTCGCCCCAGGATCGCGCCCCGGCCACTACACGTTGCTCAGCTTCAACCCGCTGGTCATGCCGGAACTCGACGTCCGGGTGAGCTGGGCGGCGCAGATCGCGTGGGTGCGGCCGGTCTGAGAGGCGCCGCGCCGGCGGCGGCGCGTTTCGCCGATCGAACGTCCTCGTTTCGCGGATCACAACGTTTTATGCGAAACGCATAAATGAGCGCTTGACGCGGATTATGCGATCCGCATAGCCTTCGGCCGTTCACCCCGCGCCGGAGGCCACCCATGGACCGCACCCCACCCCTTGAACTCGTCTGGATCGTCGCCCCGAACGGGCTCCCCGCGCTCGGCGTGCGCGCCCGCCGGCCGGCGCCGCCGCCGCCGCGCCGCGCCCGCCTGCTCAACCTCGCGCTGGCGCTGGTGGTCGCGATCGCCCAGGCGGCCGAGCGCTGACGCGGCCGCCGTCTCAGGGGAGTGGAAGAGGGGCGGCCCGGTGAAAGGCGCCCCTCTTCTTTCGTTGCGGATCACAGGAAACCGCTTGCCCTCCTCGTATGCGGATCGCATAAAGTGACGCAGACCAGCAACCGCGCGGAGCCGCCCATGCCCAGCCCCCACGGAGAGCGGAGCGCCGCCGCACCGGCCGGCGGCGCCAAGAAGCAGACCGCCCGCATGATCAAGTGCACATGCGCGACGTGCGGCTATGTGGCCCGCACGTCGCGCATGTGGATCGTGGAGGTTGGGGCGCCGCACTGCCCGCGGCACGGCGCCATGACCACGGACGGCCGGGAGCGCGACGAGCGCCAGACCGACCTCGAGGACTTCGTGCGCCGCGGCGCCTAGCCCACCCCGACTTTCGTTTGCCGAAACATTGCCCCGTTGCGCGTGGCGCGGCGGGGCGTTATGTTTCGCAAATCGAAACACACGGGAGGAGCGCCACCCATGAGGGTCTTCCGCGCCGGCAACATCAAACCCCGGACCACGCGCCCCATTCTGCTCCGCCTCGCCACCGAAATGCGCCGCCAGCGCTGCCCGGCCCTCGAGCTGTCCGACCGCCACGGCGCGCTGTCGAACGGCGCCATCAGCCGGTGGCTGTGCGATCGCACCTCGCCGCCGCTCGCCGATCTGGCCGACGTCTTCTCGATCCTCGGGCTCCGCCTCGATCTGGTGCGCCGCGCCCCGCCGGCGATCCCGCCGAGCCCGCGCTTTACCCCCCACGCCATCCCACCGCACGCGCACCCGCTCGTGCGGCGCTTCTACGCGGAACTCAACCGCACGGGCATCGCCGCGGCCGACGTCGCGGACGCGGCCGGGCTGAGCCGGCAAACCCTCGTCACGTGGAAGATCAGCCGCGCGCCGCTGCTCGTCACCTTCGAGCGGGCGCTCACCCCGCTCGGCCTCGCGATCGTCGCGTTCGCCCAGGCGGAAAGCCGGAGGGCCGCGGCATGAGCGAGCCCCGCCGCGTCTCCCTCAAGGACCTGTCGGAGCTGCTCGACGTCACCGGCGGCTCCGTCGCCCGCTACGTCACCCGCGCGCCGGACGGTGCCCCCGAGCACGCGCTCATCATGGTCCGCGGGGAGCGGATGATCCGCCGGGTGATCGCCCTCATGGACGAGGCCGAGGACGTTCTCCGCACCAAGGATCTGTGATCATGGCCGTCACGACCCCAACCTACCCGCTCGAGGCGCTGCGCACGCGGCTGCGCGTGGACGCCATTCTCGGCGCCGCCCAGGTGGACCCCGGCAACCGTTCCGCCGCCACCGTCCTCGCCGAGGCGGCGCTGCAAACCGCGGGCGGGCTCCCGTGCCGCATGCGCGTGGAGTTCCTCGAATGGCTCACGGCGGCGGTCGCCGGCGAACTGGAGGACGCGCACCGGGTCATGCGGGAGCGCGACGAGCCATGAGCGCCACCGTCCTGCGCCTCACCCAATGGCGGCGACCGATCCTCGAGGTGTGCACCCGCTGCTGGCGGGAGCCGAGCCTGGGCGCCGCGCTGCTCGGACGGTGCAACGGCTGCGGCTACCGCGCCCCTCCCGAGTTGGTCGACGCGCACGCCGGCGAGATCGCCGCCATGGTCGCGGCCTTCTCCAGCGGCGAGGACCCGCTCGCCTCGGACACGCTGTTCTGAGATCCGCGCCGCCGGCGCCCCATCCATCCGCCCCGCACTCCGGAGGATCGCACCATGCCCAAGCCGCCGCCCAGGTTCGCGCCCAATCCACCGCCCAGGATCGCCGGCCTCCGCCGCCCGCCGGGGTTCCTCACGCTGGCCGAGGCGGACGCGCCGCTCTACCGGCGCGGCGTGCGGGACGGGCGCCTTGAGGGCGCCGGCATGGCCTCGGCGCTGTGGATTGCGCTCGCCGCTGCGGTGGCGATCGGCCGCTGGTGGGTGTAGGGGGCGATCATGCCGCTCAAGGCGAAGCAGTACATCACGCAACAGGACGTCCGCCGGCGACGGGATTGCGTGTTTGTGTTCGGCGACAACGACACGCGCAAGGGGCGCGGCGGGCAGGCGCATGCGTGCCGGGGCGAGCCCAACACAATCGGCGTGCGGCTGCGGAAGCATGCCGGCGACCATCCGTCCGCGTGCTGGACGGATGAGGAGTTCGCCGAGAACCGCGCGAAGATCGATGAGGACGTGAGGGCGATCCGCGCCGCGCTCGAGGCAGGGAAAACGGTGGTGTTCCCCAAGGGAGGGCTGGGCTCGGGCTCCATCCCGATCGAGGAGGCCGCACCCAACACCGCGCGATACCTCCTCGAGCAGCTCGCCGCCCTCAAGGCGATCCCCGGCGCCGTCGCCCAGGCGCCGCGCGAGACCGAGCCCGTTTAAACGGGCTCAGCCACCCCTTCCGCTATGATGCGGGGAGATGCGCGGCGAGCAGCGCCCACGCCGCCCGCTGCACCTCGTTCAGCGCCTTCTCATCGCCAGCGGCGGCGCGCGCCACGGCGCTGCTGAACAGCTCGCGCATGTCGGAGCCAGTGGAAAAAAAGCAGGCGGCCGCCCCGTTGAACTCGGGGCCGGTGACCTCGGGCGCAACCGAGACACGGACCTCGTTCGCGGCGCGCCGTCCGCGATCGAACGCAAAGAGGATCGCGCGGACGGCGACCTCGAGCGGAACAGAGGCGCCGGGCTCCCGGCCGCCGGCGGTGTCGTGCAACAGGTCAAGCGCTTCATCGCGTGTCATGGTCTCCCTGTTGTGGCGCCGGGGAGTGTGATCCTCCCCGGCGCGTGGCGGAAGGGCTCGGTTAGCGCACGTAGCCGCAGAAGCCCCGGCGTTCCGCTGGCGTCTTGTCGCGCACCCAAAGGGCGGAGAAGGACGCTGAGGGAGGGTCCTCGTCCCAGCATCGGCAGGACGTGGAGCGAAGCCGCCAGCCGTCGCCGGGCGGCGGAGAGGGCTCCCAGGAGCGGAGCGCCAGCTCGATCTCCTCGCGCGCCGCGACCACCTTCTCCTGGGCGGCGTCGTAAACCTCATTCGTGGCGTTGTGAGGGAGATCGTCACGCGCCGTCACCGCGGCGACGAAAGCGGCGTCATCCGGCCGAAAGCTGGTGGTGATCTGCTCGAGCGGATCAGCGTCCGCGTCGTTCGTCCACTGCCACGCCATGCACGTGGCGCCGATGCACAAGCGGCCGACGGCGTTGATGTAGGTGAGCGGGCCGTTCACGAGCGCGGAGCCGGTGGCGACGCCGCAACCCTCCGGGCCGCAGCACCGGAGGGTGAGGGCGGTTGCTAGGGTGTGGGTGGTGGGCATGGGGCGAGGCTCCTCGGGCTGGGCCGGCGCCTGGGGCGGCGCCGGCGCGTGGCGGAAGGGTTCGATAGCTCCGCGTTTAAACGTGGCGCCATGACGCCATGGTGTCACGGCGTCATGGCGCCGTCAAACGGATTTATGCGATACGCATAGTTACGCGGGGCCGCCCGCTCATCCCGCCGCGCCAGGACCATGAGCCGGCTCAATACGCTGTGGTGCCGGCGGCCCATCGCCCGGCCGATCGCCGCATAGGTCATGCCCGATCGCGCCAGCCGGAGGAGACGCTCGTCCTCCTCCGGCGTGAAGCGCCGCACCGGACGGCCGTTGCGCTCGACCACCATCGGCCCGACCGGCGACGCCTTGACCGGCTCCGGCGGCTCGGCTCCGAGCTTGAGGCACTGCCATTCCACCGCGCCGCGCGAGCACCCGACGATCGCGGCGATCTTCGGATAGGAGAGCCCCTCCTCGCGGAGTTCGCAGATCCGGTCAATCTGCTCCTGGGTGAGGCGGGCGTACCTCATGGCTCCGCCTCCTCCACCGCGAAGCACCCGCAGCCGCCGATATCGTGCCTATCGACCTGGGCGCCGGCCTCGATCCGCTCGCGCAGTTCCCGCAACGTCATCGGCCGGCGCTTCCCGCCACCGCGGCGGTCCACCAGCATGGCGATATCAGTTCGGCCCAGGTATTCGCGGATCTCCTGCTCTCGACGCTCATGGTAGGCGTAGCGCGCCGGCATGGTGCGCAACAGGTTCGCGAAATGTCCGTGTCCAGCCTTGATACAGAAGCCCCCGCAATTGTTGTGAGAGAACCCCAGAGCGTAGAGGCGCGCCGAAGCGATCCCCTCCGCTTCGAGCGCCCGGCGAATGTCGTCTTTCAAGACGTAAGGGGCGCCACACAACGGGGCCTCGTAGCGCCAGCCGACAGCGGCTCGGCGATCACGAAGCTCCGTGTATCGGTGCTCCTCGGTCCAGTCGATCCCGACATAAACGACCGTTTGAGCCGGATCGCAATTCTCCCGAAGCCACCGATCGGCCAACTGCCGCTTGAGGATCTTTGAGCACGGATCGTGCCGCGAGTTGCCAAGGAACCGCTCATCAAAGAATACTTGCCACGGAGTTCGCCCCTCGGCGACCCACACAAGACGAGGCAGGACCTCCGCGGCCGCCGCCGCGAGATCCTGCAAGAACCGGCCGCGCGCGGCCTCGTCTTCCATTGGCGGAATGCCGGCCAACCGATCAAGGAGCCGCTGCGGCGCCGGCACTCCAAAGACGTTCGCCGCCCCCTCGATCAGGAAGCGATAGAGGTCCTCATCCTCCACAAGGGTGTCGCTGAAATAGAGGTACAGACGATCCACGCCATGCGCACCCACAACGCGCTTGGCAGAGCCCCACGAGCCCTCACCGCCGGAAAACATCTGCACGTGCACCGGTCCGCTGTCGGTAAGCATGGGGCGCCTCAGATCTCGGCGCGATGCGCGCGGTATGTGCCCTCCACCTCGCGGCGATAGAGGTCGTACCACGTTTCCCCGTCCGGCAAGACAACGGCCCGCGCGAGGCGGGCAACCGAATGGTACAGGTCAATAATCGCGTCGGCTCCGGCCAGACCGGGCGACGTCTTGTAGTACTCCGCACACCGCTCGGCGTCGCCCGCGACGGCCGCCAGTTCGCGCACCACTCCATTTCTCGACATACAGGCGCCCTCTTTTTGAATGTTTAAACATCCGGCAACCGGCCGGCGCGGTGCCACAACCTCACCCTTTCACCGCGACCGCCACCGGGCGAGGCCGATCGCGGCCTCCGCGCTCCAGCACCAGCCGGTGAACCACGCCTCAGCGGCAGCGCTGCCCGACGGGTACGGGTTGACGTTGAAGTCGCGCCCCTCACGCTGGGCCTGGGCACCCTGGGCGCGCCAACGCACGACAAGATCCACCACCTTCGCACCCACCATGAGACACCTCACCTTGCGCGTGATGTTTCGATTTCCGAAACATGCCACGCCCAGGCGCCGGCGATCAAGCGGGCTTTCATGCCAAAATCGAAACGAACCGCCACCGCCCACGGCGCCGCGCTTGCGCCGGGCTTATGCGCGCCGCATACTCCGCCCTCAGCGGAAGAGGATCGGATGGACAAAGACGGATACGCCGCCGCCGTGGATGAGCTGGGCATCACCGACGCCGAGGTTGCGCGGCGGCTCTCGATCGCCGGCGGCTACACGGTGCAGCAAACCACGCTGTGGCGCATCCGCATCGGCGAGACCCGCCGCGTGCCGCCCGCCCTCGCCGCGTACCTGTATCTGCTCCTCGCCATCAAGCGCGCCGGCGTGGACGCGACGCCCTTCCTCGAGCGCGCCGCCAGCCTGCCCGCCGGCGCCGGAGCCCGCCGCCCGCATGAGGACGGATAGACCCCTGATCGCCCCGCCCCGGCTCGTCCGCGCCGCGCTGGCGGGGGCGGTGGCCGAGCTGCGCCTCCCCGCCGGCCATCCGCTCACCGAGGCGATCCCCGGCGATCGGCTCTATCTGCGCGAGGAGGTCCACCTCGAGGGCCGCGCCGGCGAGCCCCCGACCGGCGCCGTCTACGCGATCGACGGCGCGCCGGTGGACCTCGGGCGCTTTCCCGCCGGCAAGGTGCTGCCCCCGGCCTTCCAGCCGGTGCGCTACCCCGGCGCCTGGGCCGCGCGGCTGTGGTTCCGCATCGTGCGCAAGCACTATCACCCGCTCGCCCAGATCTCCGAGGCCGAGGCGATCGCCGAGGGCATCCCGCCGGCGCCGGCGCGGCCGCGCGGCATGCCGGCGTGGGTGGCGCACCCCACCGCACGGGGCGATCGCCTCCGCTTCTGGGATGCCGAGCACCCCGACCACCCGGCGGCGGGCAACCCGACCGCGCTCGCGCTCACGCTGGCGCCGATAGACCGCCCGTCCTGATCGAGGACGCGCCGCCCATCCGCCGGGCGCCTGGTTGGGCGTTCCGTCTTATGCGAGCCGCATAAATTCCCGCTTTACGACGCCGTGGCGCCATGGCATCGTGACGCCACAGCGCCACGAAGGAATGACGCCATGCCACCAAGACGAAAACCCACGCCGCTGCGCGCGGTCGCCGTGATGATGCAGAAGGGCGGGGCCGGCAAAACCACGCTTGCCGTGCACCTCGCCGTTGCCGCCGGCGCCGCCGGCGAGCGCGCCGTGCTGATCGACGCCGATCACCCGCAAGCCTCCGCCTCGGTGTGGGGCGAGCTGCGACAAGACAGCGAGCCGCCGGTGATCACCGTTGAACCGATCAACGTCGCCGCGGTGCTCGCGGCGGCGCGCGAGGACGGCCGCACGCTGGCGATCATCGACACCAGCCCACACGCCACGCCGTCGGCCGCCGAGGCGGCGAACGCCGCCGATTTCATCCTGATCCCCTGCCAACCGAGCCTGTTCGATCTGGCGGCGGCCGAGCGCTCGGCGGCGATCGCCAAGGCCGCCCAGGCGAAGGCGGCCGGCGCCGGCCGGCGCGTCGGCGCCGCCTTCGTGCTCAACGGCGTGCCGGCGCGCGAGGATGATCCGGAGGTGATCGACGCGCGCGCCGCCCTCGAGGCGATCCTCCCGGTGGCGCCCATGGCGATCGGCCGGCGCAAGCCGTTCGTCCGCGCCGTGGCGCACGGTGAAGCGGTCACCGAGTTTCAGCGCCGCGGCAAGGCCGCCGGCGAAATCTCCGCCCTGCTCACCTGGATCAAAGGAGCCCTCGAGCGATGAGCGACAAGAGCGCAAAGAAGACCTCCTCCGGCCTCGCCGCGTGGCAGAACCGCCGCCCGGCCGCCGGCGCGGACCCGGCGCCCCCGCCCGCCGCCCCGGCCGGCGACGAACGGCTGGTGCCGGTGACGATCCGCTTCACCGAGGAGCAGCACCGCCGCGTGGCCGAGCTGGCGCGCGCCACGCCCGGCAAGCGCAAGCGCACCGCCAGCGTGCAGGAACTCGTGATCGAGGGGCTGTCGCGGCTGTTCGCCGAACGCGGCCTCCCGCCGCTGTGAGGCATGGCGCCACGGCGTCACGGCGCCGTGGCGTCTTCCTTGGCGCCGGTGATCCGCGCCTTGCGGCCGGCGCTGTGGCGGCGAAGCTCCTGAAAGGCTTCCTTCAACTCATCCGGCGTCTTGCGCGCCCAGGCGAGCGTGATCGCCTCCACAGCCCGCCCCTTCTTCACCGGCTCGATCGACACCCAATAATCGCCGAGCGCATTGACCTCGGCCACCGCGGGCTTGAGCGCCCAGGCGTTGAGGTTGCGGAACCCCTCGAGCTTGCCCGGCTCGACGCCGAGGTATGAACGGATCTCGTCCAGAGTAAAGGTCTGCGCAGACTGATAGATCATGTTGCCGCGCTTCTGCACCATCTCGTACAGCGCGAGCGCATACTTGCTCGACAGGTGCAACATGATGTCCCGCCGCAGTCGCCCGAAGGTCTCACTGTTGACGATCACCACGCGCATTTCTTCCGAGAAACGGTAGCGGAACATCCCGTCCGGAACGACGTCCTCATAGTTCGGGGCCAGGAGCTGCACGCGCAAGGTCTGCTCAATGTCCTTGCCCCTGCGCTCGTCCCGACGCTTGATGCGCACGCGCAGGATTGCCGACATGAGGCGCTCAATGCTGTCGCCCAGGCGGTCATTGCTCTCGTGCGAGCCGCGCAGGTCAGCCTTTGGAATGACGTGCTGCACCGGCTCGCCGATCCGGTCCCAAGCGTGCGCAATGAGCAGGTTCCAGATCTTGCGGTCCTGCAACGTGAGCGGCGTCATTTCCACCACGTCGATCAGCTCGCCCGGCTTGATGATCGTATCGTGCGAAGGGCGCGCCTGGATGGTCTTGTAAGGCTCTGGCGTCATGATCGGACCCCGTATGGTTTCGCCGGGAACCATACATGTTAGTGTTAGGTGCCGTCAATTCTCACCTAACACAGCGCCATGCGAGGACGGTTAGGTTTGGGGCGGCGCAGCGAGGCGGACAAAGCGCAGCCACCCGCCCAAAACCTAACCGATGGGCCAGCCGCAACCGGTGCCACGCCTGGGCCCGGTTGCCACCCGCCCAAAACCTAACCGTTCGCCGGGGGCCTGTGGACAACCGGGCCGCGGCCCGCACAACACCCCGCCCAATCCCTAACCGTAGCCATCCCAAAACCTAACCGTTCGCCGCCCAATCCCTAACCCGACTCCGCCCAATCCCTAACCGATCGGGCACTTTTTCAGTTTCGGAACAGTGACTTAGCCTTGGCGAACATAGAACAAGAAGAACAGAGAACCTTTAGGCTGTGGACAAACCGCGGCTGTGGACAAGCCGGCGCGGGCGGGACGGCCCGCCGCTCGGCCGCGTCCGCGAGCATCGCCCGCACACCGAGATCCACGAGCCGTTGCCCGAGCTGGACGGCGGCGGCGCCCTCGAGCACCCGCTCGCCCAGGAGCACGCCACCCTCTACGTGCAGCGTCACCCGGACCGTGCGCCCGCCGCCCGCCTCGGTCGCGGCCAGAAAGGTGCGCGGCCGCATCACTTGCCGCGCCGGAACAGCCCGCCCAGGCGCCCGACCGCCCCCACCGCGCTCTCAACCGCGGCGCCCAGCTTCCCCTCCCCGCCCGCCACTTTGCCGGCCTCGCGCGCGAGGATGTAGGTCACCACCACCGCCGCCGCCGGCCCGGTGGCCTCGGCGTAGAGCGTGGCGTAGATCGAGCCGCCGGCGAACATCTGCCCGGCGATCGGCTCGATCCGCGTCGTCAGACCGAACGCCGCAAGGAGCGCGTTTACACACATCGCCGCGCCGTCGATCACGATCAGATAGAGCGGCACGAGCAACAGGTGCGACATGCGCCGCACGATCACCGGGCGGGTGGTCATCCGCAGCCGCGCCACCTCGCCGGCGACCGCCGGCGGCAGCGCGCCCAGGACAGCCGCCGACACCTCGCCCTGCTCGAGCGTCAGGCGCTCGGTCTGCGCGCGGTAGAGCGTCACCTCGGCCTCGAAGCGCCGCGCCCAGGCGTCCGCCTGATCGGGCGGCAGCGCCTGCACCTCGGCGGCGAGCGCCACCGGCGACGTGGCGGCCGGCGGCGCGCCGGTGACGCCTTCATAGATCGCCTTGCCGGTGGCGAACAGGTCGGGCAGTTCGGAGAGCGCGGCGAGCGCCCCCATCAGAAGCGGAGCCATGTCGGAGATCCCTCAAAAACGGCACGGGCGCCCCGAAGGCGCCCGCCGATGGTTGCACGGTTGCGTGGCGCCACGGCGCCACGGCGTCAGGCGAAGCCGCAGCCAGCCGCCGCGTACTTCTCCACGAAACCGGCGGGCGTGCCCTTGCCGGCCTCGGTGTTGTAGTGCCGCTTCCAGTAGCGGCCGTACCCTTCGAGGTCGCCGGCGGCGGGCAGCGGCTCGGCGACGCGCCGGTAGTGCAGCCGGCACAGGGCGGCGGCGTAAGCGAGGTTGGTCACGAGCTGCTCGACGGGGCGCGGCCACGTCGCGAGCAGCGCCTCCACCTGGGCGCGCAGCTCCGGCCGATAAGCGATCATGTTGCGCCACAGGTCATCGTGCGTCGCCTCCTCCATCTGCCACAGCCCGTAGGCCGGGCCGAGGCGGTCATCCGCGCCCGAGGTGACCTGATCGAGCAGGCGCAAGCCGGTTTCGGCGGCCGCGGTGCCAAGCACGAGGTCCTCGGCGGCGGCGCTCCACAGATCGAGGCGGACGAGGACCGGGCGGATCACGAACAGACGGAGGTGTCGGGGACTGAGGCTCATGATTTGGTCTCCTTGGCCGCGGCGCGCGCCTCGGCCCAGCGGGTGAAAACGAGGTCGAGGACACGCGGCCCCAGGAAGGCGACGCCGATCGCGAAGGCGAAGGCCGGGCGGCCGGTCATGCCGGACATGTCGGCCACGCCTTGGCCGATGAACCCCATGGGGATCGCGATCATGGTTTCGACCGCGAGCAGCCAGCCGATCGCCGGCCGGCGGCCGTGGCGCACCTGATCGAAGTGGTAGAGCCAGCGCCCGAGGACCCCCGGAAGGATCGGCGCCGCCTCGGTGAGCAACGTCATGCGGTCCATGCCGGCGCCCTCCCGCATGCGAGACGGGCGCGCGGCGGGCGCGGGGAGGCGGTGGCGCCGGCGGAGCCGGCACCCGGCGGGGGGTGCGTCATGGTCGGGGGTGCCCTTACGAAAAACGCCCGGCGGAGGAGGTCCTCGGCCGGGCGCGGGTGGGGTTGCTGTAGAGTGTCAAGCCGTGGCCGCGGGGTCAAGCCGTGGACGGTGGAGTGTTGTCGCGGGCGCCTCACGCCGCCAGCGCGGTCAGATACCGCAGGATGAAGACGCCCGACCCGCCGGCGCCGGACTGCGACCCGGTGCCCTTGCCGGCGCCGCCACCATCGCCCTTGTTGGCGCGGCCGTTGCCGGCGGCCGGGCCGGTGGACGCGACTTGCGCACCGTTGCCCGTTCCCCCGGTGCCGGCGGCGCCGGGGGTGATCCCCGTCCCGCCGCCGCCGGCCGCGTAGTTGACCGCCGTGCCGGTGATGGACGATTGGCGGCCGGGGCCGCCGTTGCCGCCGAGGTTGACATAGGCGTCACCCCCACGGCCCGCGGCCCCTCCGCCGCCGCCCGCGCCGTAGTTCGGGGCGGCGTCCCAGCCGTTGCCGCCGCCGTACCCTTGGGTCGGGTTGGCGGTGGCACCGCCGGGGGAACCGCCCCCGTTGTTGTACCCGCCGCCGGACGCGCTGCCCACATCGCCGCCGGCGCCCGTCCCGACGTGGACGCCGCCGGCGCCGCCCTTGGCGGTGCGCCCGAGCGCTGTCGTGTTGCCGCCGGCGAGCCCGTTCGTCCCGTCCGTCGAGCGCGCCGCGCCGCCCTGACCAATGACCACCGGATAGGAGCCCGCCGCAATGGCGACGCCCGTCTCTTCGATGACACCGCCAGCGCCCCCGCCGCTGCCCGCATTGAACGCGCCGCTGCCTCCGCCGGCCACCAACAGAATATCGGCCGTCAGCGTGCCGCCGGTGACGATCAAGGTATCGTTGGCCGTGAAGGTTCTGACGGTGTAAAGCCCGTCGTATGTGACGGTGCCGCCGGTGACGGTGATCGCCGGGCCGCCGCCCATCCTCATGCGGTTGAGCATGGCGCGCCTACCACGTGAGCGGGAACAGGGCGCGGATCGCCGCCACGTCGCCCGCAACGCGCGCGGCCTCGGTCGCCACCAGAAGCCCGCGGCGGCGCCCCTCGATTCGGGCGTTGAGCACGGTCCATGCCTCGGCGGTCGCCAGCACCACCGCCGCCACCTCGGCGCGCGTCGCCCCGGTCGCCTCGGCCTCGGCGTCGAGGTAGGGGAACACACCACCCCCGCCGGCCGCGAAGCGCGCGGCCTCGGCCTGCTTGGCGAGGTACGTCGCTTCCTGCCCGACCGCCACGGTGATGTGGGCGCCGCGCTGCGCCCCGGCCTCGCGGTTGATGCGCTCGACGGCCCACCCGGCAACATCGTCCACCGGCTTGTCGGCCGGGCTGTAGACCGCAAGCGCGCTCTGCCCGTCCTCCGCCACCGTCACCACGGGATCGCCGAGGGTTTGCGTGTCGGGGTCGTAGGCGTCCCCGACGACGGCGCAGGGCAGCACCCGGAACGGGCACCCCTCCCAGGAGAGAGCCTCCGTCAGAGTGACATGCCCGCCCAGCGGGACGCCCGCTATCGCTCGATCGGGAAGCGCGTCCAACAGCCCCCCAATCGCTACACCGAAAGAAAAGCCCGACCAGATGGCCGGGCCGAACACGACAGCGTTGTTGCTGTCCACAATCACGGCCTTGGTCATGCCTTCACATCCTTTCGGGCTGACAGGTGCACCCGTCCCGTCGTCTCGGCCACGTAGTCGATGGCCGTGCAGGCGCCGGCGGTGCTGGTGATCACGAGGGTGGACAGGCCGCCGGCCGTCACGTAGCCGCTGGCGAAGGCGAGGGTCCGGCTGCCCGTCCCGTCCTGATAGATGTAAAAGGTACCGGCCTGCTCGGCGGTCACGTTGGACGGGAAGCCGAGCGTGCGGTTGCCCCCGAGGGTCACCTTGAAGCTGTTGCCCAATGAGAAGTCCACCGCGATGGTGGCGGCGTCCGTCAGCGTAACCGCGGCCTTCCCCTGCACCGGGCCGGAGAACTGCCCGCCGGTCTTGAGCATCGGCATGGCTGCCGCCGACAGGTAATCCACGCACCGCCAGTTGCCACCCCCCAGGCTCTCGAACCACGCCACGTCCCCGGCCGCCGCGGTCAGGTTGGCGCCGCCGGGCAGGATCAGCGACGCGGCGTTGTGGGTCAGCGTGAGCGCCCCTGCGAAGGTCACGCGGCGCAAGGCGCCGTTCTGGGCGGTGCCGAGCGCCGTAATCGTTGTGGTGCCCGTTACCCTCACCGCGTTGCCGGCGGCAGCGCCGATGTCCGTGGTCGCGGCACTGGCGATGGTGACGGCGGTGTCGTTCAGGCTTCCGGTCAGGTTGCCGCCGGACAGGCTGCCGGTGGCGCCCACATCGCCGGCCCGCACGAAGCTCACCGTCAGCGGGTCTGCGTTGGCAAAGGGCATCGCGGCCGATCCGCCCACGTGGGCCACCGCGACCTTGCGGTAGCCCACCGCGGCCGCGACCCCGGAGACCGTGAACAGAAGCCACTTGGTCGCGTCGGTGCGGTGCTGGAGGCGTAGGTGGCCCTTCACCGCGTTGGTGCTGTCGTCCAGGCTGTCGAGGAGCGCGGTGAGGTCGGCGCCGGCGGCGTCGGCGAGGTCGGCGAAAAGCTGGGTCGCCGCGCTCGCTGTGGCGGCGTCCAGGCGCACCACGCCGGCGCCGGGGTCGGCGTCGGCGGTCGCGCTCGCGAACGCGCAGCGCCAGGAGAAGCCGGAGGCGCCGGCCGTCGCCACCGCCTCATCCGCCGCGTCCGCGGCCTCCTCGGCGGCGTCGGCCATGGCGCCAAACCCCTTGACGAGGTTGACCTCCATGCCGCTGGGGCCGTCGAGACCGCCCGGATTGTCGTCGGCGTCGTAAACGTCGGTGTTGATCGTCCTCAGCAAAGCCGTTGCGGTGCTCATACCGTGATCTCCTCAAGATGGATCGCGCCGGCCGTGAGCTTCGGCGCAATCCAGCGGTTGGCGTGGGGCTCGCGCTTCTGGAAAAGCCCGCCGTAGCGGAAGCAGTCGCCCAGGCTGTCGACGTCGGGCAACCACACCACCGGCCGGCTCCAATCCACCCGGCGCGCCATGTCAAAGAGCGCGTCGCGCAACCCGCGCGCCGCCACGGCGCGCTGGATCGTCACCGAGCGGTACCCGGTCCCCGGCTCCACCGAGACGCCGCCGCCGGGGAACCGCGTGATCTCATCGGTGGGCGTGTAAACGTCCTCGCTGTCCATATGCCGCGCGAGCGGCACGCCGTCGCTCAGCCACATGTGGCCGATCGAGTAGCCGGTGGCCTCGCTGTTGTCGGCCTCGTACGCCGGCCCGTAGAGGGTCCAGCGGAACGCCGCCGGGCGGCAGACCGGGACGATGCAATGCACGTGCGTCGGGTAGAGCGCGAAGTCCTCGGGCGGCAGATCGCCGCGGAACAGGTTGGGGTCACCCCAGCGGAGATCCCGCCAGTCGGTGAGGCTCGGGATCACCGCCCGGTCGGCGCCGTCGGCGCCGCGCGTGTCGAACAGCCGCGTGGTGGCGTCGAGCGTGACGGCGCTCGAGAACAGCTCGAGGCGCCAGCGCGCCGCCTGCCTCAGGTTGGTGTCGAACAAACCGCCGTAGGTGCAGGGGTAGCGCTCGGGAAAGGCGCCGGTGATCGTCACCGGCCCGCCGGCGGTGCCGAGCGTGGTGGTGACGGCCGCCGCAACCAGCGGAAGCGTTTTCACGTTGTCCAGCGGCGCGTTGGCCTGATAGGCCGCCGAGCTGGTCAAGGTGGCGGTGGGCACGCGGTTGCGATCCGCGAGATAGCCGTACCCCATCAGGTCCTCACCGTGAGTGTGGCGCGCGTCGAGCGCATCGTCTTGCCGATCACCGTCACCAGCCGGCCGCCCTCGAAGCCGGCCACGTCGTCATCGACGGCCACCACCGAGCGCCGCGTGACGCCGGGGGCCAAGTCGTAGACGGGGAGGTCGTAGACCCCGACCACCCGCTTGAGGTCGGCGAGGAACTCGGCCGCCTCGGCGTCGGCGTCGGCGCGGGCGAACAGCGCGGTTTCGATCGTCACCGTCCGGGCGCCTTTGTAGGCGGCGGCGGTGGCCGGGTCGCTCACCGGGCTCTCGCGCCACGCCGCCTTGAGCAGCTTGGCGTCCGCCTCGGTGGCCGAGCTGGCGAGCGTTGCCGCCGGCGTCGGGATGCGGGCGAAGCGCAGCGTCACCGCCTTGGCGGGCAGACCGCGCCCGGCGGCGGCGCGCGGTTGCAGCCCCGGCGTGGTCCGCCCCTTGACGTACGTGGCCGCGGGAGCGCCGGCGGCGGCCGGCAAGCGCCCCACCGAGAGCTTGCCGTCCTCGCCCATCAGCCAATAGCCGCGCGCCAGCGAGCCCAACAGACCGTCCAGCGCCTGCCGGCCGGTCGTGCCGTCGCCGGGCGCCAGCCACAGCCCCATGGTGCGCGGCGTGGCGTCCAGCGTCGCCACGCTGGCGGTGTCCACCTCGGCCAGCGTCAGGACGCCGGTGTGCGTCACCGCGAGGTGCTGCGCCAGCTCGCCGGCGTAGCGCCGCCACACGCCGCCGGTCTTGTCGCCCTTGACCTCGCACATGGGCGCGCTCGGCCGGGTGCCGCCGAGCGTGATGATGCCGGTGGCGGGGTCCACCTTCCATTCGCTGGCGCCCGGCGTGCCGCTGGTGACCTTGGTGAGCCGGGCGCCGCTGTCCCAGAACACCGCCACGTCCTCGATCGCGTGGGCGCCGTTGACCGAATAGGTGTGCTTGCCCCCGATCACCCCCAGATAGGTCGGCTCGGCGTAGCCGTGGCCGAAATGGCGCTCCTTGGTGCGCCCCTCGAGGTCGGCGCCGTCGCCGGCGCTGTAGGTCTCGCGCAACACCGGATCATCGAAATCGGCCTCGCGCGTGCGGATCGGGATGGTGATCGCGCCGCGCGCCGGCTCCGGCATCTCCATCACGCCGCGGAACACCACCGCCGCGGTGGAGAGCGCGGCGCCCGCCTCCACCACCCGATCGACCACGGGCCAGCCGGCAAGCGCGTAATCGGTCAGAAGCAGGTTGAGCGGGCGCTCCGGCAAGGTCACGGTGAGCCACGTTCCGGCGGTGACGTCGTACACCCGCGCGCGGCGCTCGCCCTGCCAGTCGAGCGCGTTGCTCAGCTCGATCCGCCCCACCTCCACCCGCGTGGCGCCGAGCGCCTCGCCGAGCGCCACCAGCGCCACCGAGACCGCCGCCGGCGTACCCACCAGCGGCAGATACGGCAGCGCCGCCGGCGTGTCGGTGGCGCGCGAGCGGTACTTGCCCAGCGAGAGATACCAGCGGTGCACGTGGCCGCTGGCGAGGTGGTAGGCGTCCAGCTCGATCAGCCGGGCTTTGGCGGTCATATCGGCACCCTCTTGCGGGCGGTTTCCTCGGTGGCGGTGGCGACGCGCTCGAGGATCGCCGCGGTGCTGGCGGCGATCATGGCGCGCTGCTGTTGGTCGAGCAGGGTGGCGCTCTCCACCGCCGCGGCGAGCGCGCTCACCGCGGCGGTCAGGGCGCGGACCTCGGCCGCGGTGCGATCCTCGGCCGCGCTGGCGCGCGCGGCGGGGAAGGCCACCACGTTTCCGCGGTCGTTGGCGGCGAAGCGCACGGACGCATCGTGCGGCATGATCGCCTCGCCGCCGCGCAGGCGCATGAGTTCCGGGCCGCGCTCGCCCACCCACGCCCAGCCGGCCGGCGCCGAAGGCGTGCCGGTGGCGAAGCCGGGCACGCCGCCGCC